TTAGATCCGTTCCGTTTAATTGTCCGTTTGCCATTGTTTTTTATTTTATAAATTTATAATTCTATTTGTTTTGATTCATCCTTTGAATCTTTTTTCTTTGATTTTTTTTCTTTTTTATCATATCCGTTTTCAGAAAGCCAATTCCACATTTCTTCTGTAACTTGTAAAACTTGCCCAGCTTTCAAAATTTTCCCGTTTCTGTTGTAATCTTTTTTTAATTTAAAGTCCATTTTTTTTATGTATTTATTATTCTAATTTTAAAGTCTAAAGATTTTCTGTAAATCCCATCGCTTCCACTCATGTCATCAAATGCATCATTGTAACCATCAAAAACAATTGTGTTAATTACAACTCCAGAATTCGTTCCTGAATACCTATCCAATGCATCTCTTATATAATTTCCAAGTTTAGTTGCTTCTGCATAAGAATCTGAATAAGATGAAACCATCATGTTTGTAATATCAAGGTTTGCAACCCCATCTTTTGTATCTTCTGGAGAATCATTTTGAACATCATAAATGATGAACGGAAATGCTTCACTTTGCGCAGCTACATTCGGAAATATTCGTGTTCCGACTAAGTTATTTATTGCAGTTGTAGTGCTTAAAATATTATATATTGATTTTCCTATGTCCATTTTAATATCCTAAAGTTCCATATTTGTTAATTCTCTTTTCATGTGATTTCACTACTCTTGCAAATATTATTTCCGCATCTTTCATTCCGTTTGCAACCACAATGTCCTTTTTTGCTTTCCATGCTTTTTTCATAAATGGATTTGCTTTTCCTTTAAATTTTCCATAATGCATAACTTCATTTCCATATTCAATCCAAGCACCAAAATATCCACCTTTATTTTTTTTGAAAGCCCCTTTAACTCTTGGCCCTACATAACCACCATGAACTTCTTTTGAAGATTTTGTTCTAAAGAATCCCAATGATTTTTTTAGTGTTCCTGATTTTATCATTAAACTTTTATCCGCAGGATACGGAACATCTTTAGAATGTGTTGGAGCATTTGATTTTGCTCCATCAACTAATGGTTTTGAATTCTTTCTCCAAAATTTTGCCCAAATTTTATCCTGATCCAATTGTTTCGGTAATTGCATAAACATTTGATTGATTTCTTCCAATCCTTTTAACTTTATTGAAATTGCTGGCTCTGCCATTATTCTTTTTCTTTTGTTTCTATTTCCAAAAATCTTTCTCTTCCATCAATTTCTTTTACGCCATTAACATAATAATATTTTGAATCATATAAAATTCTCATTTCAGGATCAATTGTAATGTCTATATTTCTAATATAAAAAACAACATCTGAAACTTGAACTCTTTGATCTGATTCTTCTTTTTCTGAACTTCTTTTCCAATCTACTTTTGCCCATACATCTTTATATAAAGAATAACTTTTTGTTCTTTCCCCATAATCATTGATTGCGTTTTCCGATTGTTCAATTCTTATTCTTCTGTCAAGATCTCCCGCAATTAACATACTTGAATTTTATATTGATCTAATAAAAATTTTGATGTTTGTGGAACTTCTGTTGCTGTTCTTCCTGTTATAACTGATTCTCTGTTTGCATACCAATTCCCAATTGTTAAGAGAATAGCTTGTTTAATTCCATCAGGAACATCTGAAGCGGCATCTCCATATCCAACTTTATATCTAACCTCAACAGCGTTTATTCTGTTTGCTAATGTTGGAAATGATTGATTCACATCCAATGCAATTCTTGCGGGCTCTGATTCCAAATCCTCCAAATAAATTGATGAACTTAATGTTTGAAGTGTATTATCAGAATCATAATATTTTATTGTAACAATATCTGAAACGGGAGATTTGTATAATTGAACAGCATCTTCCCATTTGTCGCAATATTGTTTTATTTCAGTTTCAATGAAATATTGATTTGTAAATATTTCACAACTTTGAGTTGCAGCAACAATTAAACTTGTTATCAATGTATCATCCGCATCCGTATCAACTTTCAAATGATTTTTTGCTTCTGTTAAAGAAACAGGATATGATGTTGCCGCTGTTAAAACTGAAATTGCTCTTTTCATTTTTTCTTTTTAAAAAAGGAGCGAGCCGAAACCCGCTCCAATAATATTCAAATTAAAATTATGCTTCTATTAAATTAACAAATGCTGATCCGTTTTGACACGCATCTCCATCAACTAAAGAAGTAACAATCATTCTTGGCTCTCCAGTTGCTCCACCAGTATAAGGATCAAATAATATGTCTAATCCACCAAATTGAGCAATATGTACTTTAGAGAAATCTCCAAACAATGCATGTGCTTTTGCAGAAGTTCCATTTGAAGCAACATTTCCTGAAACAAATCCATAGTATCCATTTAATCTTTTATCAAAATTATCCCATATTGGAGAAACAGAAGCAACTTGAGCTAATCCTTTAACAGTTTTATAAGCATCAGTATCTAATAAATAAGCCATTCTTGCACCCTCTAATTGAACACCAGCCTCAAGAACTGTTGCTTCCATATCTAACCAATCAGAAGCAGTTACTGTTGTTGGCCCAGTTGCAGCGTCAGCAAATATAGACAATGGAGCATTAGTTACATCTCCCGTATCTAATAAAGCAGCCTCTAAAGTTGAAGCAATGTTTTGCGCCATGTTTCTTTGAAGTGCAGCTTCTAAAGAAGGATTTTGGATTAAAGATTCATTTGAAACATTAACAACAGAAATCAATTTCTTTGGAGTTAAAGTTATAGATGAAGCAGTTCCAGTTGCAGTTGAAGCAGATCCACCAGCTTCAGGAACAAAATAAGAATTTACACCTGAAACAACTGGGAATTTCATATTATTGATTCCACTGTAAAAATTTGCTCCTGCTGATGCAAGAACTAAATTCGCCTCAAGTTGATCCGTGAAACTCATTGTTTCTGTTGCATTAACAGCAGAAGTTCCAACAGCAGCTCTTGATTCTAAAATTGAAGAAGGAATTCCGATTCCTTTAAAATTTTGTCCAGTATATCTTGATTCGTTTCTTGCTTCTTGATCCATTTCTTTAACTACTCCAGAAAGTGTTCCAGTATAAGCTTGACGCATTGCTTCTTGGAATGTGAATTTTTCAAGATCTTTGTCTTTCTTTGGCTCAACAATATTTCCTGAAACTTTTGCAGCATCTCTTAAAGATTTTTCAACCTTTTCAGCTCTTGTAATTTTTACATCAACACCATCAATTTCTTTTAAAATTGAATCCATTTCTGTATTTTCATCAGTACTTAAATCTCTTTCTTCAGCAGTTGCAGTTTCTTTTATAACTTCCAACTTGCCAACTAAATCAGATCTAAATTCTTTTAATTCTTTTGAATTTTTCATCTTTTTTTTATTTGTTTTTGTTATTACTATTTTCTTTTAGCTATTTCAATCTTTAGTTTTGCTAATGAACGCATAACTAAATCTTTTTCTTCTTTTTCGTTTTCTTTTTGTTCTTTATATTTTGCCAAACTTCTTTGAGCAACAACCAAATCAGATTCAGCTTGAGAATAAGCTGGATAAACAACTGGAGAAATATCATAAAGCCTTTCAATTTTTGTTATTGTTCTAATATCATTCCCGTTTTCGTCAGTGCTCCATTCATCTCCATTTGATGCCACAATAAAAGCAAAACTTGATTGTGAAATATTTCCGTTTTTCATGTTAATTGCCAAATCTTTTCCATAAGAAGTTTCTGGAATATCAAATTCATATTTCAAACCTTTTTCATCAACATCAAGTTTTAATGTTCCACTTGTTGAACGAGCAAGAACAAGATTTTGATCATGGTTAATTAAAGCTCTAACATCTGATTTTTCAATAGTTTCAGAAGTTATTGCATCTGGAGAAATGTATTCAAAAAATCCTCCTAAATTTTCGCTTCTGCTATTAAATACAGCACCATATCCAGCAACAGATTCCGATCCATCTTCCCTTGTTTCAAATCTTGATTCTAAATTAAATATTCTTTTTTCAGTTTTCATTTTGTTATATTTTTTGGCCCAGATGTTAAACTTCTTCATCTGTTCCGATTTTATCAATTGTTGTCATGTTTAATTGCATGAAGTGTTTATCCCCTCCATCAATATTATTCATATCTTCTTTTCCTCTTATTTCATTTATACTTAACGCCCCAATGTTTAGCATTGTTCTGTAAAATTCAGAACGATCTTTAATGTTTCCTCTTAACAAACCATTTGTGTTGAATTTAACATATTTTTTTCCAAGTTCGTTTTTCCTGAAAAGTTTTGTGTTCATTTCCAATTCAATCTTGTTTAAGTACGGCATCAAACTATAAATTACAAATTCTTGAGATTGCATTTCAATATTGTTGAAACTTGATTTTGTTAAATCCTTTAATAAATGCGGAGGAACATTGAAAATTCTGCTCACTTCAGCAATACTAAATTCCCTTGATGCCAAAAACTGGGCCTGATCTGCACTTATTGAAATTGGTTTGAATGAAAGCCCCTCTTCTAAAACAGCAGTTTGATTTGATCCACTTAAATTTGAATAATTACTGTTGAAACTATTTCTTAATCTATCAATTGCTTGTTCAGAAAGTGCTCTATCTGTTTGTAAAACACCACTTAATTTTGCTCCATTTTTGAAAAATGTTCTTCCGTATTCCTCAACATCTTGAGCCCAACCAATTGCATTTGCACATTGTGTTATTGGAGATAGCCCGTTTATTCCATCGCTTCCTGTTATTAGTTTAAAATGTAAAACATCATCTGAATCAAGCATTCCTGAAGTTTCACTTTGATAATATAACTTATTGTCATTTATAACAACTTTGGTTGTATCATAATCAAGCGGCAATAATTCAATTGGTTTTGATGCTCCATTTCTAACAATACGAACATAAGAATTTCCGTTTGAAAGCATCCCCATCATTACAGTTTCTAAAAATGTAATTTTATTTTGATAAGTATTCGGTTGGTATTTCAACAAAAAAGAAAGATCATCTGTTAATTCTTTTTTATTTCCGTTTGTTTCTTTTTCATAAACATTAACAGGAAGAGTTGAAATTGATTCACTTAATAATCTCATTGCAGCCCATACTGCTGAAAATGTTAAAGCTGTATCAGCTGAAACTTGTGTGTTTGGTCCAAATGGAGTTGTAAAGTTTATTCCTCTTTGCTCTGGAATTGGTTTTGAAATGAAGATGTTTTGAATTGAATTCAGTATGCCCACTTTATAATTTTTTGCAATTATACGAAAAACTAACTCTTATTTTCTGTAACATTGTTTCCTTTGTGTTTTCTATCTCTGCAAACTCTGAATGAATTATAATCAGAATATTTTCTTTTTCCGAATAAAGTAATATGTTCCTGTTCGGCAGCTTCATATGCATCTTTTAATTTTTTATGAAGTTTTGCTTTCTCCCAAAATTCCTGAACAAAACCATCTGCCGAATATATATAAATTTTAATCATAACACCAATAAACCTCTTCCATCATAAACAGAATTCAAATCTCCTGTTGTCATATATTCTCCCAAGCTCATAATTAAAGCAACAACTCCATCAATCTTTTCTGTTGATTTTGCTTTATTCGGTTTAATATCCCCAGCTGGAGATTCCTGAAGTGCAACATTTGAAAGCATCCAATTCATTGCTGGATTTCCATCATGAATAATTTGTTTCCCCAAAATTAGTTTTTCAAGTTCTTTTGTTGGAGCACTCATTGATTGGAATCCCTGCCCAAATGGAGCCATGTTTGCTCCATCATTTTGCAAATCAATAACAAGTTGAGATGCATTCCATCTGTCATAAGCAATAGAATTGATTCTATATTCCAAACTTAAATCTTTTATTTTCTGTTTTATAAAATTATAATCAGCAACATCTCCACTTGTTGCAATTACATGGTTTTGTTTTATCCAAGTTAAATAATCAACCTTATCCCGTTCGCTTCTTTTCTTTGCATTCATTTCTGGAATAAAGAAAAATGGAACAATTTGAAAAACATCATCTTCTTTAAATATCAAAACAAGTGCAGAAATATCTCTTGTTGATGCCAAATCCAAACCAGCCCAACATTCTTTTCCTTTTAATTTTTGTAAATCAATTTTTCCTTTGCATAACTCCCATTCTTTATTTCCAATCCAAGCTGTTTGTGAATCTGTCCAAATATTTAACATCAATCTTTTGAATGTGTTTTGATATGATGGAACATCAACAGCCCTTTGGGATTCTCTTTCCATATATTCTTTTCTCAAACTGATTTCGTAATTGGGATTTGCTTTTTTCCAAGTTTCTTCTGAAGTTAAATCGTCCTCTTCATCAGCTTCATAAATTACAGATAAAAAACTTTCATCTTCAATTGCTCCACTTTGAACTTTCTTTGCATAATCGTAAATCTCATAACAAATTGATTGTCTATCATATCCCGCTGTTGTTATTGCAATGCACAATGGTTGCCTTCTTGATCCTGTTGATGTTAAAAGCGTATCCCATAAATCCCGATTCGGCTGAGTGTGTAATTCATCAAAAATTATACAGTTAGCATTGAAACCATGTTTTGTTTTTGAATCAGATGAAATAGCTTGATAAAAATTTCCTTTACTTTCATTCGTTATTGAATTACGAAAAACTTTAGATCTTGATGTTAATTCAGGATTATTTAAAATCATTTGTTTTGCAATCTCAAAAACAATTCCTGCTTGAGCTCTATCTCCTGCAGCAGAATAAACTTCTGATCCTCTTTCACTATCTGCAAATAACATATATAAACCTATTGCAGCGCATAAAGTTGATTTCCCGTTCTTCCTTGGCACTTCAATAAAGCATGTTCTATATTTTCGTAATTGTGTTTTACTATTTTTCCAACCGAATAAATTTGAAACAATTTCTTTTTGCCAATCTTCCAAATTTAACGGCTTCATTGCCAGTTCTCCTTTTGTATGAGTTATAAAAGTTTCAATAAATCCAATTGCCTTTTGAGCGGCTTGTTCATCAAAATAATATTTATTCAAAATAATTGTTTATTTGAGTGTTTTGTATTTTAGCAGGAGCAGAAATTGAAGCTCTTGCAACTGGAGTTAATCCAAATTGAGCAGCTAATTTTAAAGAGTTTGCAAGTGCATCATTCTTTATTTTCACTAATGGTTTTGATTGCCTCCTTAATATTTCCCCCTCTGAACTCATAAATTCATCAACTCTTCCAACTTCTCTCAACTTCATTTCTGATTCTATATATAAAGAAATCTCATTGCAATATGCTTCAATCAATTTCAAATCTACCGAATGAAGCATCCCAATATTATGAAGCTGATTCGTTACTTTATTCCATTCTCCTTTTCCAATTTCAGAAAGCCATTCAGGAGCATCTGGAACTGAAACAACAACATCAACTTGCATTTCATTTTCCAATGTTCTGCATGGGATGCTTGTTCCTTGCATCTCCTTTATTTTAGATGGAAGTTTCTTTCTTCCTTTTCCCATTTATTTTTTCTTTATTCTGTTGTTTATTCTTTTCTGAATTTGTGTTGTTATGTACATTCCTAAAACTAATCCAGATCCAAAAACTAATAATATTCCCATTTTATTTTATTTATATTTGTCATTCGGTGCTTGAAAACTTGTTCCAAATCCCTTGTATTTAGTTTTATCTTTCATGTAATTTCCACATCTGCATTTAGCTTCTTTTGTTTCTGTTTTCCCATTCACAAAAATAATTGTTTGTTTTTTTAAATCCTTTTCATTTCCGCAATTTTCACATTTGTATTTTGCCACTTTTTTTTTTGGTTTTGGTTTGAACTTGAACTGATTTGGTTTGAACTGACACCCAGTTATCCAATTTTGCATGTAAAAAAACAAAAGGGAATCACGGATGTATAGAAAAACACCTTTTAAGATGTTAAACACCCCTCCCATCAGTTTTTTTTAGTTTTTTTTTCTTTTATAGTCTTTAACTCCCTTTCTGAACTCTGCTCCCTCTTGTCCTGATTTCTTTGCATGGCATTTATTACATAATGATTGAAGATTCAATTGATCCACTGGGCTCCCTCCTTTTGTTATTGGTTTAATATGATCAACCATCTCAGCTCCTTTAGTTATTCCTTTCCTTTTACATATATTGCATAAAGGATTCTTTTGAATAAAGTAATTCCTTAATGAACGCCATCTCTTTGAGTTGTAGAATGAACTGTTATCAACTTCCCTAAGATGTTCTGGCTTCTCTGGAATCCATGGCCTCTTTCTACTCTTTGGCAATATCGGCATCTTTATTTATTTTATTTAATAATTGTTCAGGAGTGAACAAATGTTCTGCTCCTTTAGGAATCATTTCATATATGCAAATAAACTCATTGCCAACCCAGCACCATCTTGCTTTTGATTTGAGTTCAATTTGTTTATTTAATATCCATATAATGTTTTTGTATTTTAATACCATACGGCATAAACTTTAACTTTGTTTTTCGTTATACAACATAACACTCTTTTCTTTTCTATTGGTTTGTTATCCAATAAGTATTTAGGATTCTTTGAATTTAGTTTTTTCTTTTTCATTCGCTTATTAAAAAATAATATTCAGGATCAACTTCCAGAATGTATTCCATATTCTTTGGATAGTCCAACAACCTATCTCTTTTAATTCCCTCCCATATATCATGGCATCCTGTTCTTTCTCCCATACTTAAACAATGATATGTTATGTTTCTTTTATCTGTTATTAAGTCTGGCCTTCTACTTCTTGGAATCAAATGTGAATGAGACAATGGAACATCTGAACGGCCACATCCTGAACAATAGTGCCCTCTTTCCAATTCTATTTCTTTATAAACTTTCTTGAGTTCTTTGTTTATATTGTTTTGTTTTTTACTTATCTTTCGCATAAGTATTCATTTATTGTTTCCATTGTTTCATCTATTCCCTTACATATTATTGCTTTATATCCTCTATCATTTAAATCTTTAATCCATTCCTGTTGAACTTTAGTTGCTCTTCCTTTGTTTGTTTTGAGTTCAATGAACAGCCCATGAAATCCTTTTCTTGCTTCTGTAATCTGTAGATCAGGAAAGCCCCGAACATATCCAGTTAGTTTTGCTTTTCTTGCTTGAGTTGGGGATGTGTGTATTCCTCCTAATGATGCACAATAACGAACTTTGGGAAACTTTAGTTTCAAATATTTAATTACAGATATTTGAAGCTTCATCTCACTCATTCGGCAAATTGATTTGAAAAGTATCATTGGCCCAATAAAAAACTTCCTGTGTTAATTTATTGAATTCTGATTTTGTTAATGTTGTAGTTGATTTTAAACTCTGATGAATTTCTCCATCAATCATCTCTTCTTTTAAAAGGAATTTATATTTTGCAATCTCATGAATTTCTGTTTTAGAATATCCCAAATCATCCCCAATTATTTGCATCCATTGCCACCATAATCTGTTTTGAGCATTTGTTCGAACATCTTTCGCTTCCCGAACTTCAATAATTATTCTCACATCATTATCAAACTTAGCAACTTCATCAATGAACTTTGCCTTATCATCAAATATGATTTTACCTTTTAAGACTTTTCCAAATGCTTTCATAAGTTTTTGCTAAAAATATAAATAATAAAACAATCAATATAAAAGGAATAGCAAGAATTGCAATGATTGTATATAATATAAGTTCAAAAAATAGTTTTAATAATTCCATAATAATATTGTTATTATTGACAAATATATAAAAATAAATAATATATAAGGAAATAGTTGTTTCAATCTGTGTATAAGAATATCAATTTTTTTCATTGTTTGCTAGGTTTAAGTTTTTCACATAATGTTGTTAATAAATCATTTTTTTTATTTAGAAATGCATTAACTTTATTTTGTTCTTGTTTCTTTTTAAAGGAATAAACAGTTCTTGCTGAAACTTTCAAATCCCAAGCCGATTTTTCTGCATTACCATTATTTCTTTTTAAAGCTTCTGTTATTGCTTTTTCTTTTAATTCGTTTAATGTCATATATGTTTTTTTAATAATTCATAATCAAAAGTTCAGTTCCTTTGTTTTGCTTCTTTCCTTTCTGTGCTCCTGCTGCCTTTGAAAATTCTCTTTCCTCCCATTTATATTCGTTTTTAGGAAGCCACTCATTCAACAATGGGAAATCATAATAACTTAACGCAAACTTTCCTTTTATCAACTTTAAATGAGTTATCAATGTGTTATGATCTTCCGAATCAAAATCATGATTTGAATAATAATTTTCCGTTTTCCAATAAGGAGGATCAACATAAAAGAAAGTAGTTGGAGAATCATATTTCAAAATTAAATCTGTATAATCTAAATTTTCAACTTTTGTTATTTTATTCATCTTTTCTATTATTGAATCCTTTTGCAGTTTTCTTTTTAAAGCATCAAATTTTGATCCATACTTTCCTTTTAAATCAATAAACTTTGATTCCAATATTTTAGATCCTGAAAATACTTGAGTTGCACAATATGCATATTTTGTTGCAAGATCATAATCATTTAAATTAAATTTTGTTTTGCTATCAGCCAAACTGTTTAATCCATTTTGAAACATATTAAAAATCATTTTGTCTTGGGATTCATATTTATTAAGTTCAATCAACATTCTTTCAGGATTTCTGAAACATGAGAATAAGTTTGCCATATATCTGTTTTTGTCATTATAAATAACTTCTTTCAATTTTGGTTTTTCATTTATGTTTCCATTAACATAAACCCAGAAAGCACCCCCAAAAACTTCAACATAAGTTTCACATTCTGGAATGTATTCTCCAATCCATTTCGCCATTCGGCTCTTTCCTCCAATATAACTAATCATTTTATTTCGTTTATTGAGTAAATAAAATCTTTGAATTCTCGGTTTCTGTTGTATTGTGAAATCAATGGTTGATATATGCAATCATTATCGCATATTTCCCTTTCTCCACATTCATCACATCTTTGATGTTGTTCGCAAAATGTATCAAAATCAATTGCTTCATCCCAACACATTTCACATCTGATAAATTTTCTATCTGGCTCATTCAGTTCTCTCATATTAAAATATTGTTAGTTGTTCTTTGTTGTTGTTATTTATTATTCCTAAAGCAGTTTGAAATATAGTTTTACCCGCTTCATAGTCAACTAAGTTTCTAGCTATTTTTGTTTTACTTTGTTCCCCTTTATATTTATTAAAGTTATAATCATGAAATTTACAAAGAGATTTCAATTCATTTTTTGTTTGACTTATTGAAAATCTTCTATCGTTCAATTCGTTAGGTAAATTAAAATTTGTCCAATATAAATGCCTCCCTCTTTTTTTAGGATTTAGCATATACTCATAATAAGGAATAACATTTTCTACAACATACTTTCCTTTAAAATGATGTTCTAAAAATATAATTTCTTCATATAATTTTAAATCAGGATAAACAGAATTCTTTCCGTTTGCTCCAAATCCCCAAAATCTTGCGCGGGAATGTGTTGGGCACGGCGGAGATGTCCAAATAAAATCAAATTTTTTATAATTATTTAATAAATATTGATGAGCATCATCAATAATTACTTTATCATCAGGAAATCTTTCTTTGTAAAGTTTTGCAAGTTCTTCATCTCTTTCAACAGCTGTTACCTCAATATCATTTTTTACTTCATTCCATTTATATCTATTGCCACCAATACAAGAATATAAGTTTAATATTTTTATCATAATAGTTTTTTAATAGTCAATAGTCCAGTTCCTTTTCTTGATCGATATGAAACTCTTTTATCCTCCCGATATGTTGCTAAGTTATTCTTATTCCATTCGTTTTCATATAAGATTTTCTTTTGCATCTTTAACCATTTATAATAAGTTTTTACATTCAAAACAAATTCTTCTGTATTTCTTATTCCATTTCTGAATGCTTCTTGAACATCTTCAAATTCCATATTACTGAAATCCCTTTGCAAATCATTTATTAAAATTCTTGCAATTGTTGCTTGATCCTCTGCACTCTTTGTTTGCCCCAATTGAATTAAAGTATCTCTAACTAAAGAAATTCCAAATATATTCAACTCATCTTTTGTTTTGTTTTTAATCATTGCATTCTGTTTAATATTTCCAAAGCATTTTCTGAAGTTGCAATTTGTTGATGTATTTTTGATGTTGATTGTTTTGAGTTTCTTTTCCATCTTTTCATTCTCAAATTCAAATCCCAAGTTTTTTGCATTTCAAATCTCATCTTTCCATTTTTATTTGTTTCACTCCAATAATCAATAAAACTTTCTGATTCAAACTTATCTAATGTTCCATTCTCCAAAACTTCAATTGAAAATTTTTCTTTATCTATCTTTTTTAAATTAGTTCTTAATTTATTATTAGTCTTTAATTGTGTGCAGTTTTCCACATCTGGTTTTTTAAGATCTGGTTTTTTGGTAAGTGGTTTTTCATAAACTATTAACTCCCATTTTAAAACCTTTCCAGTGTTATCTGTTATTCTGTTTCTTTCTACATATCCAAACCCATTAAGTTCCTTTAAGATTGAGTAAATAGTGTTTTTAGACTCTTTAACTATTGCAACCAAACCATTAACTGACAATTCCCAAGAATCAGGAAATGATAAAATTAAACTCATCAATCCCTTTGCTTTTAAACTCAAGTCTTTTCTTTTCAATATTTCGTTTGAAATGATTGAATAATTTCCTGTTTTCTGAATTCTTTTTATTTCCATTTGAACAAATTATTTTCAATTTTATTTAATCTTTGTTTTGTAATTTCAAAAGCTTTTTCCGAAATATCGCAACCAATATATTTGAATCCTAATTTTGAAGCAACAGCAAGAGTTGTTCCTGATCCCATAAATGCATCAAATATAACTTCATCATTTGCAGTTGTTTTTATAATATTTCCAATTACTTTTTCTGGAATCTGATTTGAATAATTTTCTTTTTCTTTTGAAACATTTTTTACTAAATTTATATTCCACCAATCATATATATTAACTTTTTGATTTACTCGTATGTCTTCGGGGTTCTTAGGTTTTTGTTTTACTTTTGAAAAGTCTGGCTTGCAATTAAAAAATGCAATGCTTCTGTGTTGTTTTCTCATATTACTATTATAAACCCATTGAACAACCTTTTCAGGAACTCCCATTGTTGGAACTATATATTTAATAATATCTTCAATATAATGAATTACAACTAACTTGAATCCCTTAAAACTTTCAAATAATTTTAAATATTCATCTTCTGAAATCTTATCTTTATAAGTATCATATTTCCAACCAACATTATAAGGAGGATCAATAATAATTAAAGTTTTTTCTTTTTGTAATTCTTTTATTATTTCTCTAAAATCTTTATTGTAAATCATTATTCAAATATTGATAATTGCCCAACCCCTCCAAACATAATTGTTTGATTTTCAAGTGCGTTTAATATTTCAACTTGAGATGCAATTCTTTGTTTCAAACTTATATTGTTTTCCTCCAATTCCTTAAGATTTGCAGCAACATAATATCCTTTTGAATTGGAACAAAGCCCAGATAATAAATTATTCACTCTAATAAAGTGTATTATTTTTCTTAACCTAACTCCAATAATTCCCATCTTTTCACAAATCACACTGGATTTAACTGCATTTGCTTTTCCTTTTCTTGCACCAATTCCCCTCACTACATCAGGAACAATTTGCAGTTCCTGATCTGTGAGTTCTTCCGTTAGTTTTTCAAATCCTTTTAACATAATTAAAACGGCATATTATCAGATTCCTCAACCTTTGCTGAATCTTGTAATGTTATTTCCCAAGCCGAAATATTATGATAATATCTTCCATTATATTCTTTTGAACTAACATTTAATTTCACTTCAATTTCTGCTCCATTCTTCAGATTCTGGATTTGTTCAATCTTTTCTCCAAATGTATCAATGCAAATTTGATTGTTAAATTCCGCTCCCGTATCTAAAACGAAACTTTGTTTTTGCCAATTCTTTCCTGCTTTTGAAACTCCCTTTTGTAATTCCAAAATTTTAACTAATTTTCCCGTAATTTTCATATTTATTTAATTTATTTAAGTTATCTCTCAATTTTTTTGTTCTTATAATATCATCCAATTCATCAATTGGAAATCTCATATCTATTTTTAATTTTTGCCATTCTTTGTGATCCGCATAATATAAAAATGAAATCCATTCTTTTCTTATTTCTTTATATTGTTCAACTTCAAATTCAAACTTTCTGCAATGATGAATGCTTGTTGCATGATGTGCTCCAATAATAAATTCTTTCATTTTAAGATGTTTAATATTGCAATGTTTCCAAAGATAATAAATAAAGAATCTCCTTGCAATCATAACATTTCTTTTCCTTGTTTCCATTAGAACAATTTCATGTTCCTCACAATCGTACATTTTAGCAAGAACAAATCTTGCAATTTCAATATTTACTTTCATTTAATATAATATTTGCTGTATTTCTGGTTTTAGAGTTCGTTTTTCACACAATACAGAACACTTTCTACATTTTGAATATGATTTCATTGGTTTTGGAATAAAGTTCTTTAAATCGTTTCTAAATCGTTTTAATCTATCCCGATAACTTTCAATTGTTTCTTTTGTTGGCTCAATCATTATGAATTTGCACCATCCACTTTTTCCAAAAATAAGATAAAAGAACGGCAAATATATTCCATGTTCTTGATAATACATTTCAATATAGTGAATTGCTTGAGTAAAATCTTTATAAATTTCTCCAGTGCTTTCATCAACTATATTTCCCCAAGCATAAGGATTCCATTTGCAATTTTCATCTTCTTTCATTGCTGTATATTTCAAATCCATTATTGCAAGCTCTCCTTTATATTTAATTAAAGCATCAGGATGCCCAATCAATTCAGTTGTTTCCCATTCTGGTTGTACATCAATCAATTCAATTTCCAAATCATTCATCATTTCCTTTGATTTCTCAGCAAGAGAAAGAAGATCTGTTTCCCTTTTCAATGGTTTTCCAGTCTTTCCTTTTGGTATTTCATAAACATCGCCTCCCCTACTCATTCCAATAACATTCTGTTCAAAAACCAACCCATCCAACATTGCAGCAGTTGGCCCAGTTCTGAAACCATTCAAATAAGTTTCTTCCCATTTTATTTTACAATATGTTTTATCGTAAAAATCCCTCAACATTGATTGGCTAATTTTTAGTTTCATATGCCATTTTTTTTGCTTCTGAAATAGAATCCATTAAAGCATCATAAACTGCTTCAATTCCATATTCTCCACTGATTTCCATTGATTTCATAACTTCCTTTTCATATTGCCCTGAAACTTTTAAAAGCTTATTAAACTTTCTTTTTAAGTTTAAATTATGTTGATCCTTTAACACATGAATTTGCTCATCCAAACAAAGCACCAAAGCCAACAAGATTGAGATTTCAACTTCTTTGTTTATCATCTTGCTTTTGTTTTTGCTTTCTCTTGGAAATCCATTTCATCCTTTCCATGAGTATTCGTTAACCCCATTGTTTTGATTATAACCCGAGCTAATGCTCTTTTCTCAGCAATCTCAACTGGAAATTTTTGAATGCAATTTGATGTTGTAGCGCTTGCAAATGTTTCTGTTTTCTTAACACCATCCTGAAATGATGTTGCTTTAATTATAACATTTCCAACTTCATGAGATATGATTTCAAAACAAACATCAATCTTGTTATTCCATTGGATTTGCTCAATTCCTGATCTTGTTATAATTGTGAAACCTCTTTTATCAGTATAAACATCATCTTTTGTTAATGAGTTATCTTTATATAAAACCCTTAAAATTTCATTTTTATTCATTGATCCATTGATTTGTTTCCGCTCCAAAATAAAGGAAAGAAAAAGTTAATATTAAAACTATTGCGCAAGCAGTAAAAAACCAAAATAAATTTTTAATATCGAAAGTTTCAATCTCTTCAATATTATATTTTTTATGTGGATTAAATTTAATAAAGTTTGTTAAATCTTTTGCATTTCGGTATTGAAAAAAGCCCGTTTTTTTGTTTGTAATTTTATACATAATTTTAATTTTTAGTTTTAATTCGTTTAATTATTTTTTTAATTCATCTTTTGAATCATAAAGCTTTTCTAATAATTGAGAAGCAAGAGATTCTGGTTTTTCTTCTAATGTTCCAAAACCCCATCTAACATATAAAGCGTCAGTTAATAGATTTAATTCTTTTTCAGTAAGTTGTAATTGTGTAGTTTTCATAATTTTAATTTTAATTTTAAATCTTACATTATTGTAATAGACGCCCGAAGGCGTTTCGCTCATTCAGAACTCATCAGTATTACTATATTGTTGTTAAGTCGTAAACTATATCTTCTAAAGTTTCATTTACATTAAAAGTCTTATACATTGGATAATCTTCAGAATTTGTTGGAGTTACTCCTAATGGTGTTATTCTGATAACCATTTTATCTAAGTAGTAATTTACAATTTTGAACTCGTAGTTGTTTTTAGTAATTTTCATAATTTTAATTTTAATTGTTTTTAATTCGTTAAACTTGTTGTAAATATACTAAAGATTTTAACAATACCAAACTTTTTTTAAATTATTTTTTAACCTAGCAAATCAATGTTTTTTGTGTTTTTAGCTATGTTAACAAGTGAAATTTTAGTCAATTTTTCGTCAATTGATGCGCCACTTTGGTATTTTTATCGTAAAAAAAAAGAGAAACTGAATCCCCTTTATAAATTCAGCCCCTCTTTCTAACTAAAAAACACATATTACTATTGCAATATTATACAATTATTTTAAATATAGTTTCTTTTTTGTGTGTTTTCTCTAAACTTTTGGTATTATAGGAAGCTAACTCCATGTCTATATCATAACCATTCCACCCATCAACATCTTGTAAATCTATCCTTACATCTTGCCTCCCATCATTAGTAAAGATATAAATGTTTTGAGCAGCTCTTCCAGAAAGATTTAATGCTTTTTCTGAATAACTGTTTGATCCAACTAATGAAGCACTTCTTGCAATGTTATCTCTTATCATTGTTTCATGTAGATGCCCACATATAATGAAATCAATTATAATTCCTTTTGAACTGTATTTTGAAATAACTTTCCCAACTTGATTGGAATCCATTTTTCCAAGTTGATGCCCATGAATAACAAGCATATTTTTCCCGTTAATATTAACAACAACTTCCAAAGCATCCCCTCTTATGAATTCAATATCTGGAAGCAATAATCTCAATATTTCAAATATTGTGAAATCATAATTATCGCTTGCAACAATATCAACCCAGCCACAAAATTCCGTTATTCTTGATTCATTTCCAGTAACACAACAAACCCGAACATTCGCTTGTTCCTGTAAATCCAAAATAAAATGTTTTAATAAATGAACAGCAAGAAAAGTTGCTTTTGATCTGTTTGTAGCCATTGCAAGTTTCTCATCAAGCCTTCTATCAGAATTCATTAAATCCCCCGTTATAGCAACTAAAAATGAACTTGCGTTATGTAGTTCGGCATATTGTTTAATATAGTAAGCAAATTTTTGCAACCTTTTGGAAGCAATTTTGAAATCATATCTGTTAGTTTGTAAATCAACCAATTCGTTAAAATGAGTATCAGCAACTTGAACAACAACAACTGATTCGGAATCTTTCTTTTGTTCAACCAATTCAACATTGATTGAATTCTCTTTCAATACTTTAATCAATTCCTTGTTGTATTCCTCCAATGCGTTTTCTTGCCTTGCATATTCTCTGAAACTTTTGTTTGCAATACGATTTAAATCTTGGGCCTTTTGTTTTTGTTTTGCTAATCTGAGATTGTATTCTATTATTTCCTTATCAGCAATTATAAAAGAAACAACATCTGCAACTTGTTTTCTTAAATAATCAACTGAAACATCAAGTAAATATTTTTCGTTAAGATGTCTTGCAATATCAGTATATCCAACACCTGATTCAAATAAATTTATGATTTCATCTTTGTATTCAAGATATTTGTTTTTCATTTTCTTTTAATCTTTTCCAAAGATCGGCCTCCAAAATATGATCCAATAACTGCAATCAAAACAAGTTCTAATAATGACACCCAATTTGATTCAACATGAAATTTTATTGTTCCAGCATCAATAAAAACCAATATCATTGTTGAAACTACTAAAAAAATCAACACCATTGGCCGAACATTTTTAGCAAGTTTTGAATCAGAAGCCATATCAGCTTTCCATCTTTCTGAAATTTCTTGTTGCATCTTTGATTCATATTCCAGAATCTTTTCTTCAATCTGTTGTTTAAGAATTAGTTTTTCCTCTTTGGTTGTTATTAAATCATCTGCAATTTCTCCAATTTCTTCAATCAGTTCAGATGTTCCAAATAGTTCTTTTAATATACCCATAATTTAGGAGATTTTTTTGTTTTATCAATGTCAATATGCACGAAATTTCCTTTTGATTTCCCAGCAACTCCAACTCTAAATGGAAGATTCAATTCATGTGTTAATTCCATAGCATAAAAAACAAACTTTGCTCTTTTTTGTGAATCACTTAAAGCAATATCTGCAGCCAATCCTTTCAAATGTGCTGATGTTTTTATAGTGTGATAACCTCTTTTTGTTAAATCATCATGATATGCTTGGGATCTGTAACCGCTTGTAATTCTAAACGGGAAACCACATCTTTTTCTTAATTCATCCAAAAAGAAAAGGAATTCTCTATCCATATATAAACCACTTCCTTTTTCATCTGGAGAATCAAACTCTGAAATTTTAAAATATTTCATGCGTTAAATATACAAATTATATTTATAAAATAAAAGATTCGTTTGTAAGTTCTTAACAAACTATTGTTTAAGAGTTTTCACAATCTTAAGAATAGCAAGAGTAATTGCCAAAAAAATGGAAATTGTTGTCAATATTTCGTTTGCATTTGCAAGCGTTAAACCACCAGCAAAAACATTTGCCAATGCCACTTCTGTTAAATCTTTAGTTGTATCTTTCATTCTTGTTGTCATATTATATAAGAGTAACTTTCCCTCCCCAAACCCTATGATTTGATGAAGTTACAATTACTTTAATTAGTAAAAAATTAGTTGCAGTTGAAATTGTGTCTGTAATATCAACCACTGAATTCAATGTTCCTGTTCCAATTGCTGTTCCAAGCCCGTTTGTATCAATATCCATTTCATAAACATCAACCACTTTTGATGAATTGTTTGAATAAATTATAACTTCAGTTGCTGTTTTTCCATAAGGAATTGCAATTGATGCAACCATTTCTTGAGATGGATCTTCAACAACCATTCCTGTATTTGTTCCATCTACAAATTGCAAAGCGCTTCCAGTAACATCATCATTTGCAACAAAATCCCTTGGCAATATTTTAATGTAATCCAAATCAACTCCAATAATATAGTTTGAATCAATTGTGTATTCCCCTCCCTTATAATTTATCGGCCCCAAATCATCATCATCAACGGGCATTCCAGCAATTGTTCCTTGTGTTTTTCTTTGGTATTGAACAAAAAGATTTTCTTTGCTTATTTGCAATTTATCTCCAATTTGTATTGGAATTTCTGGAGTTATTGAATCAACACTTATTGAAGTTGCAGTTGCAGCAGCATCAGCACTCACTGTAAATTCAACCCCAGAAATAATAAATTTATCTCCATCTTTTAAATCAATAGATGTTCTTGTAACTGCTATTGAAGTTATTGCTGTTGAATCATCATAATCGGCTGTTAAAACTCCAACTATAAATGAATTTGATAATTCATTATTATTTATTTGCTTTATTGGATTTACTCTTGTTGTCATCCTTGGCTTTTTATTGTTTTACTCCCAGAAATTACTGTTGTTGGAACTACATATTTAACTTCAACCATATTTAAATTCCATTCATCCATTGACATATTAAATGTTCCCCTCATTAACATAAATTCTTTTCCATCCGAATCTTCTAATTTTGATAATGGATTTAAATACTTAAGTTTTGTTGATCCACTATAATATTTGTCCGTTTCACTTAAAGCAGAAGTTGAACTTAATGTTAAAATTGATTCACTTTGATTGTATAAAATATTTGTACTTAATAAATCAATTATTTTTTTGTCATAAGTTAGAACAGAATAATCAAATTGAGATGTTCCTGAATTCCAAGCATAAATTCCTTGAGCCCATTTTCCGTTTTCATTAACAAAAACCCAACTTGATCCATTATAAACTTGTATTGTTGTAAATGTGTTTGCTCCTGTTCCATCCCCAAAATTCAATTCTCCAATATTATAAACAAAAGTATCTGATGAATCTTGTGTTGTTACTGTTTCCGTTGAAGCTGTTCCAAAAGTTGAACTTCCTGATGCAATTGGAACAAATTGACTGATGTATTGTGGGCTCATATTTAAATCAACAGAATCCGAATAATCAAAAGCATATTTTGTTGGAACTTTCTTTTTTTCAACTGCTGTTCCATCTTCATTCAATCCCCCAGAACTTGGATTTGTTTGAACAATTCTCCCATGAGAATAAAGAGCTGTTTGTCCTTGAGATTCAACTTGATTTGTAGCTAAAGCATCGAATCCCGTATAAGTATAAAATTGAAAATCCCATTCCCCTTCAAAAATTGAATCTGTTGGAATTAAATTTGAAGTTGTGTTTGTTGTTGTGTTTGTTGTGGAATTAAAAACTTCAATTGTAACTGGAGCGTTAATTCCTGAGTTTGCTGGAATCCATATTGATTCTCTTACATATTGTTGATTGTTATCCAAAGGAAATTCTCCAACTGAACTCATCCATCTAAATTCCGAATAAGTTGCAGCTTGATGTTTGTACATGGTCATATTATCAGAAGCTCCCCATCCAGAATCTGTTGGCTTTGCTCTAATTGTCCAAAGAGTTTCCATTTTTAAATCTGCTGTTGATGTATTTGAAAAGTCGCAATATATTTTACAAACAAACCCCTCCAAATCTTTTGCATTAGTTAATTGCATTGTTTGTGCCACTCCATTAAAATTTGATTTCTGTATATATTCAAAATAAGCTCCTGATGTTGTTGGCCAAGTTGTGGGAGTTATACTTCCAGTATTATGAGTTATAAACAACGGAAATCCATTAAATAAATTCATCCCAGCATTTTCAATATATGTTCCTTTTGTTTTTTTAATAGCTGGCAAAGCTTGATAACTTGATCCGCTTAATTTCTGAAGTCCAGCACCAACATTTGTTCCATTTTCAAAAGCCATTTTATACAATGAATAATTTGTATTCCCCAAATAATTTCTGTTTGCTCTTAAACCACCACTATAATAATATTCCCTTGTTGGAATATTTATTGGAGTTGTAAATGGAGCTGATCCTGCTTCATCAGTGTTATATTCATTAACTTGAATAAAATGAAACTGATTTTGCCAATATATTAAACGCATTCCGAAATTGTTGCAAATATCTTTTAGTACATCATAACAAGTAGGAACTTTCATAAATCCATTTTCATCCTCAGAATAAAAAGGACGCATTGAAATTTTCATTAGTGCCAACGGATCTTCTTCTGCACTTGGCGTCATCTCTTCATTCCACCAATTAAAAGCAGTTTGAATTGTGTAATTTTCAAGCTCTCCACCAGTATCATCTGAAGCTAATAATTGCCCAGTATTATCCAATAATAATTTCAACCATGAACTTGAATTTCCAATAATTTGTTGAAAACCTGCATTATCCCAAGTGTCAGCTCTTACATAAGGATAGGATGGAACAGCGCTTGTTGATGAATTTGTTTCTCTTAAAAAAGGAATTTCTTTTAATGTTGCCAATCCATCTATTGCTTTTAAAGTAGTTTCATAAGGAAATGAAACATCTTCTCTTGTTTCCAAATCCATTATTACATATCCGCTCCAAATATAACTTCCAGATGTTCCAATTCTAATTGTTATCCAAACATCTTTTTCTTGATAACCAGTTCTTAATCCATCAATAAAAGCTTGTTGGCTTGAATCTTCAATCATAAGAGGAAAATTTAAACTTGAAGTAATTATTGGGGAATTTTTATCATCAACAGTTTCACTTTCATAACTTATTTCCGCCCCGCTCTGCCCTAAAGTCCAATCTTTTGGTGGCCCAGATGGCCCATTCCACCAAAGCGTTGCTGTGTAAGTAGTTCCATTAGAACTCTTTATTGTAGTGTTTGCATATTCACTTAAACCATAAGCCGATCTTGCCATTATACTGTTCTATTTCTGTTAAATTTTGTTCTTGCGTTTGAAAGGAAAATGTCATTTCCTGCTAATTTTCCCTCAACAACTATGTTTTGACTTCCCGTTCCAATCATTGATTTTAATTTGTCTAATGGAGCAACAACTTCAGGATTCCCAGCATTCGTTCCAGCCCCCTCTCCAATCAATCCTAATGTTGGCCCTGTTACTAATCCCCCCTCTGCAAATTGTGGAATCAATGAATTGAAAGCTGTTTTTGCTAATCCCGCAGCCGCTCCCGCAACAACTGGAATTGCCCAAACTGGAAGAAATGAATCTTTTAAAGCGTTTGCAACTGCCGCAGCAATCCCTTGAGAAATTAACCCCCCAATTATATCTCTAAAAACTCCCAATGCAGATTTCCCAAACTCTTCAAATGATTCTGCTCCCTGAGCTAAATTATCTCCTAATTTATTAACCATTGATTCCAATCCCGCTTCCAACTCCCAAACTGTTGTTCCAAAAAAATCTGCTATCTCACTCCCAAAAAATCCAAATATTTCTCTATATTTATTCACTGGCTCAGTATCAAAAATCTCTTCTAAAGGAAGGGATTCTGCAAGTTTCATTTCCCCATTATAATCCGCCAGGTTTTCCGTTACTTTTTTTATAGAAAGAGAAAGTAGTTCAGTTTGTTTTACTTTTCTATTACTTGGCCCATTATCTCCATCATCTCCATCATCATCTGGATCATTATCATCTCCATCCCCATGATCAACTTTTAATATTATTGGTGCTTCTGTTGTTTTATTTAATTCTGCTATTTTGGTTGTTAATTCATCCGTTAGCTTAGTTAGCTCAGAAATTTCTTTTGTATCAATATTTTCTTGAACGCCCTCTTGGAATTCCGTTACTTTTCCTGTAGCTAAATCAAAAATTTTCACTAATGGAGCTAAATTACCCAAAGCAATCTGTGTCCCAACATTTACTTCAGTTGAAACATTTCCTGTTTCTTCAAGATCTATGATTTGCCTTTGTATTTCTGTAAGTTTATCTTGGTATGCAGTAACTTTTGCAACATTTATTAAACTTTCCTTTAATCTTTCCGTTGATTTATTAAGCATGTCCGAACTGTAAGTCGCCTCATCAATTTCATCATAATAGCCCGGATAAGTTGATTTCAATAAATCCAATGCTTTTTTCTTCTCTTCAAGAGATGTTGTTTCAGATTCAATTGCTCCTGTTAATAAATCTATATTGACTAAGTCAGCAGCAACTGATTTTTGTGCATCGTTATTTAAATCATTTAATTCTTTTTGAACATCAACTTGAACTGAAAATGCTTTTACAAGTTTATAAACACCTGTAACAACAACTGCAATTGCCGCAGCAGCCAAAGCCCAAGGATTTGCCATCATAAATTTGTTTACATCAATGATAGCAGTTTTTAATTGTCCGTAAGCAAGAATTGCTTTTCCAACTATTAAAAGAACAGGGCCAATTGCCGCAAGAATCAACCCCCATTGCACAATATTTTTCTTTTGTTCGTCTGATAATGTTCCAAACCATTTTACAGCAGATTCAATTTTCTCAACAAATACTTTAAACACTGGAACTAAATGTTCTCCCATTTCAATTGCAACTCCCTCAAGTTGAGATTTCATTCTCCTCATTGATCCAGCAACACCAGAATCCATAATATCAGCCATGTTTTTGGCTTCTCCAGCTGAATCAATAAAATCATCTGTTAAATTCTGAATTTCAACACCACTTTGAGCAAGAATTGTTGCAACATTTGCCCCTCTTTTACCAAATAAATCCATTGCAGCAGCTAAAGGATCGGATGCATTGTTTATTTCATCCATTGCTTCTCCCCAAGTCATTCCGTTTTTCGCAAGATCTAAAAAGATATTTCTTAAAGCTGTTCCAGCTGTTGAAGCTTCAACTCCATTATTAACAAGAACTCCCAAAATTGCAGATGTTTCTTGAATACTTGCTCCCGCTTGTTTTGCAACTGGAGCAACCGAAGCCATTGCAGTTTCAAATTTCGTCATATCCAAAGCAGTTGAACTGAATGAATCCGCCATAACATCAGCAATCATGTTCATATCCTCAGCTTCTAATCCAAAAGCATTCATTGTTTTTGCCGCAACTGTTGCAGCTTGTCCAAGATCTGAATCTGTTGCTTGAGCTAATTGCAAAATTGATTCTGTTGATTTGTTTATTTCTTGTGGAGTTAAACCAAGTTTTGAAAGATTCAACTGCAATTCTGCAACTTGCGAAGCTGTAAACATTGTAGTTGATCCAAGAAGTTTTGCCGATTCTGTTAATTTTTCAAATTCAACTTCTGTTGCTCCTGAAATTGCTTTTACTTTTAACATTGATTGTTCAAAATCAGCAAAAGTTTTTAATGAAACAGCACCAAGCGCAACAATTGGAAGAGTTAAATTTGTACTTAAACTTTTTCCAGTTCTTTCAACACTCTTTCCAAATTTACGAAGTTTCTTTTGAGCTTTTTTCATTGCTCTATCAAAACCGCCTAAATTTGCCCCGAAATTAAAAGTTAATAAACCAACTGCTTTACTTGCCATTTTCTTCCATTTTTTTAATGTATTCTGCTCTCTCTTTTAATTTTTTAAAATCAATATTCTTTTTCTTTTCATCCCATTCAAACTCAATCAATTCAGTTGGTTTGATAGTTTTGTGTTTTGGAAGTTGGATGTTTAATAATAAACAAGTGCTCCATCTTATTCTTTCCCAATCATTTCTTTGCCTCAAGTTTTCCAATTCATAAAATCCATCAACCTTGTTCCAAAATTCTCTTGGCAACATATCATAAAATTCATCAACTCCCATTCCTAATTGCCCGAATGCAAGTTTTTCAATCTTTTGCCAAGTTAGCTCTTCTTTTTCGCTCTCTTGGCTTTTGGCTTTCCCTCATTTCCTGAACTCATTGATCTTGTTAAAATTTCAAATGCTTTTTCCATACATTCCATGTTTCCATCAAATAAATCTGTAACTTCATCAATGTTCATTCTGAACTCTTGTTTTGCCGCCCTGTGCCCATCTTCAATTCCGCAATATATCAATGTAAATGCATCATTGAAAGTTATTTTTCCATTTCCAAGTTTATCAAGATCTGCCATTGTTGATCCTGTTTTTAAACTGTATTTTCTTAATGCATTAAATCCAAATCTAACTGGAAGTTTTGTTTCTCCTATTTCTAAAATTTCGTATTTCATTTTCTTTCTTTTCTCTTTTCTGTAATTAAAAAAAACCAACCGCCGCACCCAGAAAAGAAAAACGCAGCGGCTGGCTCAATATCAATTAACTATGAAATTGTTTGTGTTAAAGCACCTGATCCTGTAAAAGAAGCACTATATGTTGAAGTATCTTCTAAAGGAGCAGTTAAAGATAAACTTGTTATCCATGCTGTTCCTGTATATTTAGTATCTTCAGTTGATGTTGTTGTAACTCCAAAAGTTAATTCAAAACTTGTTCTTGTATCAATATATGATGAAAATAATTCACTCATTGTTAATCCTGAAATTGCTGATCCATCAGGAGCAAGCCATGCATATAATGCATCGCAAGAAACATCCCAGTTTCTCATTCCTTCCATGTTTTCATCCCAACCACCGCTTTCTTTTGAAGATGTTGATCTTAATGAATGATTGATGTTGATTGAACAGTTTGTTGAATATGCAACTAATGTTCCAGCAACATAAACTTTCAGATCCGTTCCGTTTAATTGTCCGTTTGCCATTGTTTTTTATTTTATAAATTTATAATTCTATTTGTTTTGATTCATCCTTTGAATCTTTTTTCTTTGATTTTTTTTCTTTTTTATCATATCCGTT